AAAAAAAAAAAAAAAAAAAAAAAAAAAAAAAAAAAAAAAAAAAAAAAAAAAAAAAAAAAAAAAAAAAAAAAAAAAAAAAAAAAAAAAAAAAAAAAAAAAAAAAAAAAAAAAAATAAAAAAATAAAAAAATAAAAAAATAAAAAAATAAAAAAAAATAAAAATATTGAAATATTAATTACATCAGTAATATAAATAGTATAATATTATACTATTTATATGATGAAGACCAGGGCATATACACTATTAAAAGATATAAAATCTAATACTAAATCATATACTGAACATATAGCTTATAGTATTAGATCTATTAGAGAAATATATGAAGAAGATGTTTTAACAAAAAATGAAGAATTAATTGTTAAAATAGCAAATGATTATTTATTAGATGTTAATGAACTCAAAAGAAGATATTTAAAAAAAAAGAAAAATTCAAATCCATCAGACAATGACACAAATGTAAGTAATGAATCAGTTGTTACAGAAAGTTTACAATATCACGAAGATGTACAATGTAATAATGTATTATATCGTTATCAATTAAATGATGATGTATATTATATAGATATGACAAACTATGGAAATATATACGACATTTATAATAATGTAGTTGGAATTTGGAAAGATGAGGTAGTTGAATTAGATATTACTGTAATTGATAAAATCAAAAAAAATAAGTTAGACTACTATGACGAAATTCAATTAAATAAATTAAATAAATTAAATAAATTAAATAAAAAAGATAGAATGTCTAAATCAATTGATACATTAATTAAATCAATTGATGAATCTATATCATCAGTAAATAATCGTAGAAAAAAACAACCATTAAACAAAAAACAAATCGAAATATAATTTTTTAGTCAATAAAATTATATTTTATGTTATTTTATTATAAGATAAATATTAAAATGCCAAAATTATCAAAAAAAGAAAATCAATATAATAAATCAGAATTTCGTTCTAGTAAGAAATCCAGTAAGAAATCCAGTAAGAAATCCAGTAAAAATTCTAATAAAAAATCTAGTAAAAAATCTAGTAAAAAATCTAGTAAGAAATCCAGTAAGAAATCTAGTAAGAAATCTAGTAAAACATCACAAAAATATAAACAATCCGCAGGTAATTATATTGGTCATAATCCTATCATATCAAAAAAAGAAAAAGAACATGAAAAATGTGCACCAGGTGTAAAATTTAATCAAGGATCATGTTTTACATTAGATCAATTGAAAGATATGGCAAAAGCATATAATTCATGGATATCAATGGAACTTATTGGGAATAAAGAAAATAAAGAAAATAAAGAAAATAAAGAAAATAAAGAAAATAAAGAAAATAAAGAAAATAAAGAAAAAATCATAATATCTGATTCCAAAGTTGAATTATTAAAACAATTTAATGATCGCCTAAAGGATATATGTGATGATCAATTATGTTGGATTAAACAAACATTTGTAAAATATACATTAAATAGTGAACAAATAACAAAAGAAACATTTCGTCCATCTGGTCCTCAAGGAAGATTTACTTGGTTAAATACGACAAATATAAATGATGTAATGAGACAATACCATAAAAAATATCCGAATTTTTATTTTTTAGGAACAGTTCCATTAGATTTTGATAAATTTCCGCATCTTGGATTTGTAAATATAAATCCAAATGAACTATTAAAAAAGGGGATTACTAAAATTGGCGCTGTATTTAACTTAGATTATCATTGGCAATCTGGAAGTCATTGGGTTGCAATGTATGGGAATTTAGAACAAGGACAATTTTATTATTTTGATTCATATGGTACTCCACCTCAAGTAGAAATTAAAAAATTTATAAAAAGACTTGTAAATTGGTATGTCAAAAAAAATAAAATAAATGTTGAAATTGATGATACAGAAACATTTATGAATGAAGGCAATAAAAATAATGTTGAACAATGTAACGATTTAGATGTAAGATATAATACAAATCGTCATCAATATAAAAATTCAGAATGTGGAGTGTATAGTATGAATTTTATTTTACGTTTATTGAGTGGAGAAACATTTGATGATATAAATAGTGTTAAATTACCAGATGATGATGTTAATAAATGCAGAGAAACATATTTTGTATATTGAATAAATAGTATTATTAGTTAATTATCTATTAAATTACATCTATCTGCTTCAACTGACCAATTACATTGATAATTACTTTCAACATAGCATTCTTTGGGTGTATTTAAATCAGGAATATCACATGGTGTTGAATTTAATCTAGCTTGATCAACTGCAAATTGTTTTTGTTTTATTCTTTTTTCTAACAACATTATTTTTTTCATTTCATTATCATGTTTTTCACTTAAATTATATAAATAATTTATCGCACATAAACCACATATAATCAATATTATAAAAAATAATAATCTATATGACATTATATATATATATTTTACATTAACATTTTATTTATGTTCGCTAATAAATTATTATTTCTATTGTCTTGATAATCAATTTCTATTTGTTGGGTTTCATTTACTTTTTGTTTTATTCCTGATTGTTCTATTTTTTCTTTTTGATTATTTTTATGATCATTTGTTGTAATTACATTGATATACTCTTCTTTATCTTCTAATATTTCTCCTTTGATTGAAATCGTAAAATTAAAATCATTATATTCTTGCCAAAAAGGTCTATTATTTTCACCTATAAATAAAAAATCTATATATGTTAAATTATCTATTTTTGGCTTTAAAATTATAATGTTTGAAATAATTCTATTTTGTTGCACATTTATTTTATAATTTTTTTCTTTTGATATATTTAACATATAACAATCTATCTGTTTTGTTATTTTCAAATCAGCGCTTCTCACACCACGAAATTTAGTATTTAAATCATTTGTAACATCAAAACCTAATGTAGTATATATATCATAATCATCTTTGACAAGTTGAAATGGAGATGAATTGTTTTGTTTATTTCTTATTTGTACAATATATTTAGTTGGATCATAACCAATTTCAATGTTATATTTATTTAATATACTATTTAATCTAGTTACTATTGTATCTAAATCATATTTTCCAGGTTCTAATGTAATGTCTAAAATATTCTTTCCATTCGAATTATATGTTTTATAATTAATATCTTCATATTTATCCACAGATGTTTCTGAATTATTTATTTCACCAATAATCAATTTATTGTTATAAGGTGTAATATTAAATAAACTATTGTTGAAATTATGATCTATTAATGTTATCTGATTAATATTCTCAAATTTATAAGGTAAATTATATCTATAAATTGGTTTCATTTCATTAATACGTATCATATCACTATATTTTATTATTAAATCATGATCCACTCCAAATATTTTATAATCGTATCTATTCATTAATTCTAATATTTCAACTCTTTTTTGTGTTAATTGTTCACTTACAATTGTTTGATTTTCTATTAACTTTTCTATAGAATCATGTTTTTCTCGAAGACGTTCTAATTCTAATTTAATTTCTTTCTTTTTTTCTTCTATTTTTTCTAATTTTGATGAATCTATCAAGGTTGATTTATTTTTAATTTCTTCTACTTGTTTATTTAATAATGAATTTATGTTTTTATATTGTGAAATTTCAGCATTCAAATTATTTATTTGATTAATATAATCCTGAATATTTGTATTTGATATGGGCATTGTATTAGTCATCATTTGGTCTTTTAATCTTTTGAGTTCATTTGCCATTTGAACCTGATATTCTTGTAATTGTCGATATTCATTCATCATATTTATCATTTGTGGTTGTATTTGCATTGGTATTTGTGGTTGCATTTGCATTGGTATTTGTGGTTGCATTTGCATTGGTATTGGTATTTGTGGTTGCATTTGATTATTTTGTGTAATATTATTTACAGATGTGCTCATAGTGCCAATTGGATTTTGAGTAAATCTAATATTATTATTTGCATCTGGTAATGCTAAATTGTTATTAAAATTATTTGAATTATTTGAATTATTATGGTTTAATTTTTCAGTCATTTGAGTTGGATCACCGCGATTAGGTACAGATATAGCCATTCCACGTATGTGTTGCATTTCCGCTAATGCTTTATCGACATCCTTTTCTTTGAATTGTTCAATCAATCTTGGATCAATACCAGTATTAAAAGAATTTACATTATTCATATAATTATCATCACTATTATAAGCCATCATATCTAATGGATTATTTGAACTATAATTTGATAAAACACCACTATTGTAATATTCTTTATTTGTTCGATTTCCATTAATATCATAATTACCATTTCCTCCTTGCATCATTTCAGTTGGTCTATTATTGTAATTATTATGTTGGTTATTATTATTGTAATTATTATTGTAATTATTATGTTGGTTTCCACTATTTCCACTATTTCCACTTTCTCTTTCTCTTTCTCTTTCTCTTTCTCTTTGTTCTTTCTCTCTTTTTTTTTTCCCTGATCCATCTAATGAAAAATCAGGTGTTGGTGGTTTATCTGAATTTCTTCCTGGTAAATAATTGTCTCGATTTGCTAAAAAATTTGTATATCTTTTATCTAAATCGTCGTCATCATCATTATATCTAGTATTTATATTATTAAATTGCCGTTGATCAGTAATATTGTCATTATAATTGACAGGTGCATAATTACTGTCGCGATTATTTATTGGTCCATTATACAATGATCTATCATTTGTATTTGTATTAATAGGTCTTTGTATATATGGTGAATTATTATTATTATTGTTACTATTATTTTTTCCGATTGTATGTAATTTTTGACCAACACTTTCAATAATTTTTTTATTAAGTCCTTCATTTACAGTTATTAATTCATTTTGTCCGAGACCAACTAATTTATTTCTGTCTATTTTACTATTTAATGTTTTCATATCATTAATAATCATTTGTAATAATTCTTGTTTATTCGAGTCTGTTAATGGAACATTTATTTGACCTGCAACAGAATTAAAAATTGTACCAATATTTTTTTTATTTAAAAAAAAATCATTACTATTTGTGTTTAAATTCATAATTATACTTATCTCATAATTAATATTTTTGTTTTAAACTAAATAAGTATATTTATAATATATAAATATATCTTTTATAATATGGATATTAGTAAAAATAGGTCTTTAGATAGGAAAAATACTTATATACCTTATATTTTCAAAGATGAATTTGATGAAACAGAAGAAATCAGCATTAAAATACATGATATTAATAAATATCTTACATTAGCATCAAATAATCGTGGAATGTATATTAGACCTTTGACAAATCATATTTATAAAAATCATTTACGAGTAATTAATAAAACTATACAAATAAACGGAAGTAATCGTAATCTTAAATATTATCCAAATCCATTTAATTTTGTAACATATATCGAATCTAATCATATCGGATCAGTTATTGTTAAAGAAGATAATAAAGATATTGAAAAAGAAAAATTATATACTTTCCCATTTATTAGAAATAAATTACCACCAATTAGATCAATTAAATTAAATAAAATAATTATTCCAAACAATTATAATATTATCAAAAAAGATATTAATGCCAATAATGATTTTAGTTCTATAAAATCTGAATTAATATCATTATTAAATCAAAATAAATTAAATTTAAATTCAAATCATAAAATTAATAATAATATTTTTACGGTTGTAAACAAGATAGACAAAAAAATAAATTTAATAAAAAATTATAATATTAATTTTGTATATGAATTTTCATTAAATAATGATAATGAGATTACAAATATATTTGAGTATACAGTATTAATAGAATTTATAAATAGTGCAAGTAAACAAAAAGTATATAATTTATGTGTAAAAGAATTTGATGATATTTCAAATTACAGTACAGATCATTCAAATACAAATACAATTTCATTTAAATTATTACCTAAATCAATCAAAGGTAAATTTTTGTTTGCTAATTCACGTAACATACAAAAAAATTTTGGACAAAATAGTGTTAAGACCAAAAAAATTTCTATTAAACTTTTGGATAATTTTAATAATGATATCAAAATGAATAATTTAGATTATGACATAAATACACCTGAAAATTGTATTTGTTGTATAGAAAACGAATGTAAAAATTTTACATGTTGTTGTAATTACATTTTACATCCATTGAATCCACTATATCAAATATTCATTTATTTTGATTTTCAATATTTAGATTTAATATTAAGTGATCAAGAATTAATAGTTTAATTTTTATTTTTTTTATAATTTGGCTAATGCTGATACTAATACATTTAAATCATAATCATCGTTTATTTCTAATATTGTATTTTTATTTTCATTTGTGCTATCATTCATATTTTGTTTATTTAATCCAATAATTTTTTTATCAATTTCTCCAGCAATTTTAGTGAATTCATTTATTTGTCGTTTAAATTCATTTAACTTATCTTTGGTTAAATAATTTTTTAAATCATCTGAATTAGTAATTGTACGTTTACTTATTTTGTTCGATTGTTTATTTTTGTTCAAAATTACTATATATAATTAATATATTTTTTTTATATATTATAATTAATGAACAATAATAAATTAATTATAAAAAATACTGAAATTAGAACAAAACAAAAAAACTTGACGATATTACAACATTTGATAAAATTTAAAAAACACCGAAGGAAATGTAAAGATTATTTAAATGAAATAAATACAATTTTGACAAAAAAAATGACATTAGACAATATTAATAATGAAGATATGTACAGTATAACTATATATTCAGTTAAACTCAAATTACATTTATTACATATGACATATCATTTTGATAAATTACAAATTGGATAAAAATTACAAATTGGATAAAAATTACAAATTGGATAAAAATTACAAATTAGATGTTACCATAAAAAATTTGAAATTATAACTATTTATAAATTTCCAATAATATAACTAAAATATATAATATGTTAAGTATTTTACATTATTTATTAATAATAAATATTGGATTAATCATATATCGATTAATTTTCTGGGTATTTTATTATTTGTTAACAAATGGTCATTAATGTTTTTTTATTGGTTGTAATTTTTTTGAATAATAATATAATTATTATACATCTTACAAATTATATAATGGGAAATTACAATTGTAAAAAAAAATCAACCCTAAATGAAAAATTAGTTATCAAAGACCATCGTGATAATATTACTTATATGTATGATACTTTTTTATATCAAAATAATTTAGATTACAATAATAAAATAAAAGATAATAATAAAATAAAAGAGAATAATGATAATAATAAAATAAAGAGAATAATGATAATAATAAAATAAAAGATAATAATTATAATAATAAAATTACATTTATTCAACATTTAATGATGTGTTATATTTATCATTTTATTAATTTACGACAAAATTATATGTGGAGTGTATATAAAAGTGTAAATATTTTGGAACTAACACAAAAACAATTAAAAGGTGTTACTAAGCAATTTGATAAATATTTTAATAAAAATAGTTCAATCGATTATATTAATAGTGAACATTATACGCGTAGTAAAAAATATTTTAATACAATAATAAATGAAATTATGTTTGATGAATTTATTAATCATTATAATGAATTCATAAATAAAAAAAAATATTTTGAAATGAAATATTTAAAAAATGTAGGTGAATTACAAAAATGGGATTATCCATATCAAAATAATAATATAATTGATGATAAAATTATACATTTTGTATATTCATTAAATGCATCTGTTCATAAAAAAATATGTAAATCTGATTTAAAAAGTTATCCATATCGTCATGAAACATTAAATTATTCTGCAGATACAAAACAAATAAGAAAAATACAAAAATTATTTTTTTATAATGCATCCAATATATTTATTTTATTAGATGATACACAATATGATATAAATTATTGTTATGTAGTTTATGAATTTATAAATTGGTTAGGAGATATGTCAATTAAAAATTCAACTAATAATATATATCCAGTATTGATGTTTTATTCAATGTATTTTTTAATAGAACATAATTTAGAATTTTTATATAGAAATCAAAATGGAGATAAAACCGGTTGTTAAACCATAATACTAACCTTGAAGATTTAAAACCGCACCTTTTGATAAATAAAAAAATTGATTTAATATTATTTTATATAAGGATAAAAATAATAATAACAATGGATAATTTTCAAACTTATAGTCAATTTCTAAATTATATTGAATGTAATTATGATGAAGAACAACAAATAATTATAGAAAATTTTATATCATATTACATAAATGAGTATAAAAAATTCGGAAAATACAATTGTAAAGATACATATTATGATGATTTAAAAAGTGATACAACAGGTGAATTACATAAATTAGGTGTTATTGGGTTTGAATTTGAAAAAAAAATACACGATGAACGTCAATATATAAAATCTCTTAAGAAATATAAAAAATAAATATTGTTACCTTAAAGGTGCTATTTTAAATCTTCAAGGGTGTAAATGGTATTGTAATTTGGTATAAATAACTAAAATAATATTTTAGAACATTAAATTACTGTTTTAGGAAGGCATAATTTGGAATTATCAATAATGTATTGTCCCAAATTATGTTTTTTAATTTTTCCCGTATAAAATTACTATCATATGCGGAATCTCCTATAAATTTATTATTATTGTTACATAATGACGGATATAAAATTGATATTTTATCGATTAGATTATAAAATATCGGTGAATCATGATCATTACTTGAAGTGATTTTATATATGATTGGAATTCCATATTCATCACAAACAATAGTAATTTTGCAACTTTTATGTTTTTTTAATTGAGTGTTATATACAACCTCATATATACCTAATTTATTTTGTATTAATGTGCTATTAACATAAAAACGACTAATTTCATTATCCATAATATCAATATATTTTTGTATATATTCTTTGAAGAAACGTTCAAAAAAAAATATATATATAAATTCAAAATTGTAATTAATTATTTGTGTCTATTCTTTTAAATCTATTTTATATTATATAGTTATATAACATATACAATGGAACAAAACACAGTTACTCTCGATGTAAATCTACTAAGTGAACTAAAAGACACTGTAGTTGGTCTAGAAACATTTGTAACTAATTTACTTACTCAAAAACTAACTCCCGTACCTACAACTTCTAGTTTAGATAAATTGAAAAGTGCAGACGATAAATTAGTTAGTTTGATAAATGTTTTGGCAGATAAACTAGAAGATTTGGAAGAACAAGAACAAGAACAAGAACAAGAACAAGAACAAGAACAAGAACAAGAAGCCATAGTAAATAAATGTCTAATAATCAAAAGAATTAATAAAATGGAGGTTAATAATCTAAATTTTATTAATTTAATTTACAATACATAAAGTTATTTTTAGTTTTTTATTGGTTTTTTTAAAAAAAATTATTTTATAAATTTGTTTAGTTTATTTAAAAATAATAAATTATATTGATGGAAAGTCATTTTCAAATATAAATAAATAAAAAATTATGAAATATTAATGTTAATTATAATCATAAATACT